CCGCCTACTGCATAGTATCGGATTGTTTTACTTGAATTGTTTGCTTTACGTAAGCGTTTCCAAAACGTTGTTAAATGTTTTGGGTCTAATGTTTCGTGTCCGTTAAATGACATTGGAGCATTGGCATATGTAAGTGTTATAAATGCGGCAGAATTTGATATTTTTTGTTCCTGCTGCAGTCTAAATAACCATGCGTTTTGTCTGTCTCTTAAACATTCGGGACATTTACCACAAGGGACGACGTTTGTTTTTCGTCCTCCCATTGTAGCATAGTTTCTGTAAAGTGTGAGTGGTGTTAAACACATATGTTTACATTCTTATTCCGCCTCGGGCGATACGAAAAGTGTTTAATCTTTTGTCTTTTCGTTTTTGTCCGTATTTTCTGCGGGTTTTCATTTTTCTTCTTGTTCGTTTTCTGTAGTGCATAGTAGGTTAAGTTTTAGTTATACTCCTTTGGGCGTTCCAAAGTATGGCATTAGTCTGGTTGCTTTTAGATCGTGAAATACGTGGGCATATATTGTCTCGGTTTCTTGTAATTCAACAGCAAATATGCGTTTTGTTGGGTCTGCATTAATGAATTGTTCATTTAGTGCAGGTAGATTGTCAAATTTTCTTGCCATGTGCCAGAATAGTAATGTATCTCTGAATTCTCCGTGAACTGATGATAGCATATGTTTGTACTCTGCATATCGTGGAGTGTATCCAAAAGTTTCGGTATCTGATAATGATGTATCTGCGAATATTTCCTCATTAAGTATTGGTTGCTCACCTAAATGTGCAAATGATGGAAAGTAATAATCGAATTTGTCAAACTTTTTGTAATGTTTTGGTATTCCTTGGTAATAAGCTGTTTTTGGCATTATTGACATTAAACCAATAATGTATCCATGTTCTTGTGAATAATATGAGAAGTTGTTTCCACCTCCTACATTTATACCGTGTCCAGCCATATTTCCTTGTGGGGTAGGGTCTGAAGAAGCGACTCCTGTTTCTGATGTCTGCAACACCTCAGATATTGAGACAGGAGATTTACCGCCTCCTAAGTATTCCGGTCTTTGAAGCCTGCTATCTGATGAAGTTACTCCGAAGTGAGATTTTATTACTTCGATATATCGGCTACCGCCTCTTGCGTTTTTTTCAAGCCATTCTTGTAATCTGAATGCTTGTCTAAGGTCGTTTATTGATGCTGAAGTTGCTGTTGATAGATCTGCAACTAATGATTTTGAATTGTCAACGGTTACGTTAAGTTCAGAACCGGGTAAACCACCATAAGCTTGTATTCCTCCACTAGTTTCGTCATTAATAGAATATAATGTTCCTGCTCCGGTTGTTGGTACGCCTGATGTATTAACAAGATTATCGTTTCCTACGCCACGTAATACACTAGGCTCTTGAGAAATTTGATAATTTATAGGGGCGTCTGTTCCTAATGGAATTGTTGCTTCGGGTCCTTTTTGTGTCCAAGGTAGGGCAGAGGTGAAGTAGTCATGTCCCCAAGCACGTTGATGTAATACTTGTAAATCGGGAGAAGAATTTCCACCGTCGTTTAAGGTATCTACACCTTTAGTTATAAGATTTTGGTCACGAAAGAATTCGTTATAAATCATTTGATATGCAGCAAATGGGAGTGCTGATACTTTTGTTTGTCCTGTTGTGCCTGGTCCTGTGGATGGTGGTAATGTTGGTATACCTAAATAATCAGGTAATGAACCGATTGCAGTAGAAGTTGGTGTCATTTTTATAGTTGGAAAGACAGGGTCGGCTGTACCGTCTTCGCCGCCAGTTATAAAGTCTTCCCAATTTGACCATGTTAATCTGTTTGGTACAAAGAAGAAATGTTGGTATACGTCAATGCGATGCATGACAGGTGCTAACATAGGGGCAAAGCGTAGCATTTGCGTACTTGATAGTTTGATTTTGTCACCGGGTAATACGTCCATGACTAGGGTAGGAGTTAATACTCCCATGTTCATAGACATTTTTCGGTCGTGTGATAAGTTAAAGGTGTTACTGTTTGGTTTGTTGATTTTAATTTCGTTAAATATTGACATAGTTTTTGTTTTATTGAAGTGGAAATTGTGGATTATCTCTGCGAAACATGCTTAATAGCATATTCATTATAACTTTTGTTGCGTCGTCGCCGGGTAGTTGACCTTGTTTAGCGCGTTTATTAATAATATCTTTTAATGTGCCATCTCTTTTAACGTTTCCAGTTTCGGCATCAAGTTTTTCTGTTTGGCTTTCTACTTGTAAAATATCTTTTAAAGTTTTTTGTATTTGTGCTTTTTTGTATTCTGCAGATGCTGATAGATCTGTTTGTTTAGATAATTCTGTATCGGCTTGTGCTGTTTTAAGTATTTTGTCTGCTGTGTAAACTCCGTTTTGTGTTCTTAAATTATCTGTTTGTGCTTCAGTGTTTTTAAGATTAATATATTGCATCATTTGGTTGCCGGGTTGTATATCTTGAATATCGGCTGCTTTTGCTCCTGGTAATGAGTTTGCTGTTCCTGCTGTCTGTCCAGATGAGCCGCCATATACTAAGTTTGGATTAAGACCTGCTGCTCTTAATCTTTCCATTTGTTGGCTTGGGTGATTATATGCATTTGTTCTGTCCCACATGTTTATATCGTGGGCTCGTGCGCGGTTGGCTTCTCTTTTGCGTCCTCTATTTCCAAATAGTGTACCTAAGGCGTTACCGAGTAATCCGGCGCCTGCTGTAATTAATGGTCCTGCTAAGGGTACGGCTGCTGCT